TAATTATATAGCCAGAATTTTGTAATATTTCCAGTGCTTCACGAACAGTCGATTTTTCATAGTTTTTGAAAAACTGTTCAATATCCTGTTTGTTTCTTAGAAAACGCCTATTAGGTAATGAACCGTCTTTTATTATGAGTTCGATCGCATGACCCCAGTTCTTGACGAACGCGATATCTGTATTATTTTTCGCCAATGTCATGTTCGGCTTAAGGATGAAATTGAACTTGAGCGCACATTTCTTAAACACGTCGAGAAGCGGTTTTTCTTTTTCCGGGAATGTTAATTTTCCACCTACGAATTTTGGATTGCTAAAGTCAAATTTCATATATTATTTATACTTGCTAAGATATATGCTAAAGATAGCCGGTGTAAATAAGCCATTATACTTTTCAAACTCATTAAACATCAGGAAGCGTCTAAATGTAATGCTGTGAGTATTTATAAATTCGTCAAGTGTCTTGGAATCATTAACGTAATTTTGTATATACGGAGCATATTCGGTTTCGAGCTTTGCAATCGCGTTATTGAATTCTATGAGATTTTCGGTAATCGACGCGGATTTATCTTCGTTCCAAATCGGTTTTCCCTGCTCGTCCCTGTCGATATACTTGTAAAGAATATCCATTTTCTTTGAGTTGAGCTCTGCAATCTTCTTACGCGTATCTTCGCTCCTGCATTTATTGAGTTCGATATCTATCTTCCGCTTGGCACTACTGATCATTTCATAATTGTCGATGAAGAGCACATGATGGTATACCGTAAATTCAGGACTATTACAATTTATCATTTTTGTAAGGAAATCAAACATGGCTTGGATTTCACCATATGTAAACTGTACATCCGGCCTGTAGTCCATGATACGTCTATAGTTCGGAGAACTGTTTAAAAAATTATCAACATTCATCTTTTACCCATTTTAATTCTAGTCTTCCAGCGCATGGCGTAAATGTCATTTCGCTGAACTTGACTTCGTTATTTATACTATATAAATCTACCCTGACGAACTTGAAACCTTTGCATAGGTGTTCTACATACGGAATCATTCGGTTCAATATTTCACGTTCCTTGTTAAACATCACCTTGAAGTTCAACGGCTTCGTACCGATATACCATTCTGGTGGGTTTCCGTTCCTGTCATACCATGAAAGATACTGCATGAGGTTTTTCTTTAATTTTATGGCACGGCAGATATTTACGATTTCGCCGTTTTCACACCAGAATTCCCAGTTAAGGAGTTCGCCGAGATCGGGCTGGATGATGATGCCCGGCTTGATTGCCTCGTATTGCCATTCGTAACCGCTTATATACGCATAATTGAGGTTGCACCATTCATGAGTCTTCCTGATTAAGTATTCCGGATTGAACGAGTCCTCTTTTCTGAACTTCATGTTCCATCCGGAGCCATGGTTGCACCTTAGGATATAATTCTTGTTTTTTGACAGATGCCATTCGTAGTTATGCTCAGTAAGGTAGTTTCTGTCTACGAAATCCGGCTCGATTATAAGTTCGTCCAGTCCGTCAGCCCTGAGCATTTCTAGCGCAGTAATCTTGTCCGACCAGTCCTGCTTTATCGGTTCCCTGTCGTAGATTTTATAGTAGCCTATGCGGTCTACGATATTTTGTGGGTTATCGAGATTTATGCCCGGGACGTTCTTTTCCAGCCAATTTCTGGCGAATTGCACCTTGTCGGCGCAAAAACGGCAAATATTATATTCTGTCTGATGTTGCCCGGCATAAAACTGGCGTTTATATTCTTCCAGCGGTAATGGTTTTTCAAATTCTATCATATCTCTTAAAATATAGTAAAATTCGACTGAAATGTAAATAATTTATAAAAATTTCGGATATTCGGGGTTGGTAGCCAGTTATAAATAAATGTAGAGGAATTTAAAAGATGTTACAGAAGAATCATCATATTATTGCGATAGATCAGGTATCAGCAAAAGCACCTTTTAAAGGGAACGGTAGACCGGATAATCCACTAGAACTTGAATTAAAGACAGATAGTACGTTATCTGGTAATGGCACTATTGGAAATGAACTAGGCGTTAAGAACGGTTTATATTTACCTACTGAAATTTTTAAGTCATATAGCGGCGACCCGGTAATGTATATCAGTGGCTCTGGTAATATTGAAGCCACATCTGCTCGTGATAACGATAATAAGCTGTTTTATCAATTACATGTCCAGGCTGCGCCGTCTGCCACTCCAGTTATTATTCAGGGACAAAGAGGCATAAGTGCTATCGAAGACCCGAAAGATTCCGGTAAATGGTTTGTCGGTCTGGAAAATGAATATTATACAAAGCACTGGGTTACTTCTGCTGACGCCAGTTTAGCCGGCAAGTCTCTTGTTTTGAAGGACAATCAATGGGTTCCGGCGGACGAAGCCAATGGTGATATCATTACGACGAACACGTTTAATACTTATAGCTCGTTCGTAAACAATAATTTTGTAACAAATAGCTCATTCAGTTCATACAGCAGCTATGTAGATAACAGCATTTATAACTTGACGAATATCGCAAGCTCTTATTCGTCATATAGTTCATTTTATTACGATACCTATAATACGGTAAATATCTACTCGGGCTACTGGAATAACGTATATAGCTCGGTAAGTAGCTATTCTAGCTATTGGAATAACGTTTATAGTTCTGTATATGAATATTCTAGCTATTGGAACAACCATTCCGCATTATCCGCTACAAAGCTTGACAAGGCTGATTCCGGATTATTCATGCAGGTAGCGAAATTACAGGGAACGCCTGACGAGAAACTTTCTGGCTATGGCGGTTCTGCATTCTATGCTCCTGACATTCCTGAATATTCTGGCAAGGACGGAATCAAGGTCGACGGCTACTGGATCGGTATTTCTGCCGATTACTTGTCTGCAAGCGAGAATTTCCTTTCTGCAAATGCCTTAGATAATTTAAGCGGTAACTGGGATAGTGTATACGATACCGTAAATGATGCATCTGCTCGATGGGATGCACATTCTGCACTGTCTGCTGAAGTCGAGAAGAAATTGGATGCGTCTGAATCCGCCAAGTTTATGAAAGTAGCCGGACTGGAATACAATGAAGACAAGATTTCCGGATATGCGGGTTCTGCGTTCTATGTTCCGACGGTCCATGACTATAAGGGCGGCAACGGCATTGAAATAACTGACGAATATATTATAAACATTAGCGCAGATTATTTGTCTGCCAATGCATTGGATAATTTGAGCGGTAACTGGAATAGCGTTTACGACACAGTTGAAACGTATTCGGCTAGTTGGAATGAAGCTTCCGCATTTAGCGCAAATTCCGGAAAGTTCGTTACTTCTGGTGGCATGACGTTTGCTGAAAATTTGGCATATGTTTTGGCTAAGCAAGATAATAGCGTTGTTTGGTCTGGTTTGGATGTTTCTGAACTCGGAAAGAAATATATTGTAACATCTACTAATGAGACAATATATGTCGGTTCGGCGATAGACGGTAATACGATTACATATAATTTGAGCGCTAATATTCCTGAGATTCCTGGAATTAGCGGCGAAAACGGTTTAAGCGGCTATTTTGACGCAGAAGCAAACAAATATGTAGTTGGTGTTGACGAACGCGGTTTGACATATTATAAAGGCAATGTAGGTATTAATGCAGATGATACATTGACTAACGACATTCTTCCATTTGATACAAATGGTGGACAGGCTGAAAATATAACCGTTGAAAATGGCGTATTTACATTGCCATCCAATGTTGCTAAAGTAACATTCTCAATAAATGAAATCGTTGAGAATAATATTACATATACAGACAATAATGCAAATCATGTTTTTAACTTAAATAGAATTGCTTTATATTGCGATAATAGTGAAGTAATTTCTACGCAAGAATATTACCACAATGAACTCGGTTTAAGCGAGCTTTCATTGACATATACTATAGATAATAGCACTCAAGGTTCCAATATTTATTCTATCAGATATGAAGGTATGCCGTTAACCGGTAACGGAACATTGACATGTAAGTTGTCGATTATTGAAGAAGTTCTATCACTTAGTCAAGGCAGTGGATCAACCGGTATTGAATATTATGATAAAGCCAATAATTTAGTTCATGTTGACAATACGAATCGTGAAATTTATATGGATGATTTAAGCGGCGTATCACCAATTTATGTCGATAATAAGAAGAATATTGGCTTAAATTACGATGAACTGCAGTTTAACTTAAGCGGTGGCAAATTACAAATTGATATTCATACCAGTGGCGGTAATATTGACCAGGAAGCATTTGAAAAACTTGCTAATATAATTTATGGCCGTATGACTGAAACTATCCCATTTGGTGCTTTGAATAATGAAGCATCTATTGTTGGCGGTATGCAATATTCATATTTGTTTAGACCGCCTATGGAATATGATTTGACTTCTGCAACGCAAGCATATATGTTTGGTGGTAATCCAGATGGAAGTATAGCTGTAGCAGTTTATGAAGGCGTAGCAACTAATGCTAAACTCTTGTGGCAATCAAATTATACGCAAGTTCATAATGGTGAAGTTGTCATGAATTATAAACCTGGTGCTCCTACAGGAACTATAACACCAAATCATTTATACTATGTAAGTATTCGCTTTAGCAAGCAAGAAGGAACAACACAAGGCGGTTCTTGGGAAAATGTGTTAGGATTACGAATGGGACAATCATATGGTGCTGATGTAGGTAATCCTAAACCTTGGCTTGGATTAAATAATATTAGTACATTAAATTTCCCAAATCCACAATCATTCACTCAAGGCTCTATGAGTATGTTTGGTGGCCATAAACCGTATGTTGGTTTTAGAACAAGAGGCGAATAATAAGGAGTTATATGTTAATTAGTTATAATAGAACGAAAATCGCACAAAATTATCAAGAGTTTTATTTTTCAGCATATAATGAATTATATCAATATGCACAAAATAAACAAGGTCTTGATTGGAATTACATTATTGCTCCATATCTTGATAGGGATTTACATGAAAAACTTTTGTCGGTGACTCAGCAAGAAATGGCACCTATTATTGAAACAGTTACCATGATTTTATCTTTAATTCGTAGTGGATATTTTTATACAGCTACAGTAATACTAAATAAATTGGATGTTTCAAAAAGTTCAAAATTAACTGAAATCAAAACCTGGTTAATGAAATCACTAATAGAAGCAGATGATACAGAAGAGGTTTAATAAATGGCAGAATTAACACAAAATAATAATAGTATTACTACTGGCGATTTTAGTTTCAGCGGCGCCGTTGTTACAGCTATCTGTGGTAAGCCTTTAGGTGGCACTGGTGGTACAATAATTGGTCAAACTTATAATGCTGATAATATAGATATTGAATTGCGCACAGGTAATATTTTTGGTCTTACACCTGGGTTTAAAAATTCTATACCATCTAAAGTAACTGATTTAACAGATAGTTCTAGTTATGCCACTACAGCGTTATTAGATAGTGTTAGTAGTGAATTAAAAGATACTTTGTCAGATTATTATACAAAAACGCAGGCAGATACTATATTTGCTTCTGCATCGCAATTAAATAGTTATCTAACAACCGCACAGTATGAAACAGACAGTGCCACTTTCTTAACTCAGGAAGATATTTCCGATCTTGCAACAAAAAATGAATTAGTAACAGTTAGCGGTGAAATTGAATCTTGGGTAACTGAACAAGGCTATTTAAAAACAGTACCAGATACATATTATACAAAGACTGAGACTTCTGGTAAAGATGAATTGTCTGCTGCATTTGATGCAATATTAGAATATAATGTAACTGCTGCCGCAGGTATTAAAGTTACAACAGCTACTGATGTTGGTGTTAAGACATTTGGTATTTCTATGACAGCTGAGCCTGTTGTTACTGATACAACACTTAGCGGTTATAATGGAATTGCTGCGGCATTAGATGGTAATATTTCTGGTCAATGGAATGTTGGTTTGACTCAGGATATGCTAGCTACCATAAACGGTAAAGCAAATAAAACAGATTTAAATGATTATTTGACTACTGCACAGTATCAAATTGACAGCGCAACATTTGTAACAAGCGCAGATATAACTGGCGATGATAAGTTTGTAATGACCAGTGCAGGTTGGGCTGTATTAGACGAAGGTCAGGTATTGACACCAGGTAGTGGCATTAGTATAGTAGATGATGCAATTAATGCTAAAATCGGAACAGATTTGGCATTTGATGATGTAACATCGGCAATTAAAATTGATACTAATGGTAATCCGAATAATACCGCGACAAATAATCGTAATTTTGTAGAAGGCTCTTGGACAGTCGCTAATGGCTATAACTGCCATGCTGAAGGTGCAGGAACATCCGCATTAGGTTATGGCGTTCATGCACAAGGTATGTGGACTTGCTTCAGTTCATCTAAATGGGGTGACAATACACATATCAATACAGATATTTACTGGGCAATCGGCGCCGGTGCATCAGTAGAAGGTTATTGTAATGCTACCACTTCTTGTCCGATGAGCGGAACTGATGGTGTTGATTATGGTCCGATTCATGGCGGTATAATAAAAGTAATCGGTAATGGTTATATAGCGCATGATCAACAGCCTGACCCTGATGCACATGAGCATACGCATTATCCAAGTGATGCTTTGATCCTTTATCGTGATGGTTCATTGAGCGCCGCTGGTAAGATTTCTGCTGCGGGTATTGAATTAGGCGCTGAACCTGACCTTAGCGATTATGTACCATATAGTGCATTAAATTTGCCGATAGGTTCTAATAATACGGCTACAAATAATGCTATTGCTATTGGTAGTAATAATACTGCTAATGATCTTGGTTTTGCGGTTGGACAGAGTAATACAGCATTAAACCGCTCATTAGCATTTGGTGTAAATAACTATGCTAATGATATATCATTAGCAATTGGTTACGGTAACTATGCTAGCGGCAATAATAATAACAATCAAAGTGCAGTAAATATAGCCATTGGTTATGGTAATAGCGCTGCTGAACATGCTGCTGCATTTATTAATGTTTGTACTGCACAAAATTATGCTTTTGCTGCTGGACATGGTAACTTAGCTATTGATAATTCTGTTGCTTTTGGTAGAGATAATACTGCAAATTTCTATTCATTTGACTTCGGTCATACTAATAATGTAAAATACTATTCTTATGCCTTTGGTAGAGGATTACATTATGAAGGTCAATGGGCTAATGGCCCACAATATGGTGCGTTTGTAATTGGCGGCTGGAACGCAACAACTTCGTATGCTACTACGGCGGATGCTCCATTGTTTATAATTGGTAACGGTTCAAACGGAAATCCGAGTGACGGTTTCGTTGTATATCGTAATGGTAATGTTAGTGCTAAACAATTTCAAAATGCTGACGGCACAGAATCAATAAACGGAACTACATATAATTTCACTGGCGTAGATAACATAGAAATTTTACCATTAGCAGCTACTGCTAACACAGCTAATTTCCCTAACGATAATGTATTAAGGTTTATATTGGAAAGTTAATAGATGAGTGCTTTATTTGGAAACAAAAATATTAAAGACATATTCTTTGGTAACAAAGCTGTTACTGCGATTTATCGTGGTTCTACTTTAGTATGGCAGAAGATAATTAAATTACTTGAATGGGGCTATGGCGGCGGTCTTAATAATTGCTATGAAATTATACCAACTCAAGATATTGTATTAAGTGATTTGTCCGTATTTTGCCAATATCCTGGTGATTCACAAACAACATGTAGTCTAAGAATAATAAATGAATGCGGTCTACTTATTGCTAAATCAAGCCAATATGGCGTAGCAGCAGCATCTGATTTATACAATTTGACTAATGGATATATGAATACCATTTCTTCTTTAGGAACTATTACTTTATTTAAAGATAACAAATACTATATCAATATTAAGAAAAATAATGGTCAATTAAATTTTGCTAAGTATCAAGGTGAGAGCGGAAACTACAAATCATATTCAAACATTAGCCAGATGCCAGTCGTATCGGGTGCAGGTGAAAGAAAATGCTATGGCGTGTGCTCATCATTCGATGACATCAAGAATATAGACGTTGGTTATTTTGAATGGATAGGCGGTTCTATGGGAGATGGTATGCAGCCTATGCAAGGATCAAGCAGTGAACCATATCCGTATCTATTAAAACGAAATATGAGCCGAGTTAGACATATATTCACAGACGCGGAATTTAATAATGTGCCTGTTGGTCAATACAATGACGATATTGCACGATATGCTTACATTTATTACTGCATGGGGAATACTATCGGCGATGAATTCATAATGCTAACGAACTATTGGACTCAGGGGTTCATGGCCGATCCAAATAGCCAAACACGATATTTCAATAATAATCGACACAAGATATGTACCACTAAATGGCCATTTGATCATAACAAGATTACATCCATGACACCAGTCGATGATGAGCCTCAGAGCCCATCACAATGGGATATTTATTATAAATCTGACGCGAATGCATGGACAGGTAGTGTAGGTAAAAAAAGAGCTGTAGTTACATGGAATGGAACAGAATGGATAGCTGCTGTCGAATGGAGTACTGAATGGACAGTTGACTCACAATATGACGCAAGCAACTACTGTGAAATAGCTACACAAGACTATACAGCTCGTGAGTTTATGAAAGCTTCGCTTCAGACTGGTTCTAAGTGGTATTTTAAGGCTAACAACATAGAGGTTTAACATGTTATATGCAATTGGAAAAGAAGATGATAAGATTTATTTTAGATGTTCAAATAAACAAAATTTAGACATCATGCTTAAAAATGCGGGTAAAGATATTAAAGATTATTTAATCTTACAGGAGTTTGATATGAGATATATTTCACGAATTACTTATATAGATGGTAATTGTGTATATAATAATAAAGAATACTGGATTAAAATAGCCATTGAAAATCCACTAACGTTAGAAAATTATTCTGAACACGAAGTTCTTGATTTTCTTGGAAATCCAGTTACTTATGACCGTTATATTGATGAACTAAATAATAACGTAAATCGTCTCGCTGTATTAGATGGTCTGGCCGGTGAAGTTGAATACAATATAACGGTTGGTAATGAGTTCATTTCATTATTCCGTGAAGAATGCGTAAAGACTGATTTCAAAGGAATTACGCCACTTGAAATCGGTATGAAATTGACACCTGTTATTTCGCTAGTTCAAACGGGTTCATTTAGAGAAGCCAAACAAGTTCTCCAGTCAATGGAACCAGACCCGTTCTTGACTGAAGAACGTATGGAAAAATACATTGCCATGATGGATGCGGCTGACGCTATTGAATATGCGACAAAAGAGGATTTCTATTATACGGCAAGCAATAATACATAAATAGAAATATGATTGTATTATTGACACCTTCTCAATTCGGTAGTTGCTGTTTGTTGGGTTTTATTATTATAGTCACTATGCTTTTAGGCTGGGGCGGAATAGAATTCCTTAAATGGCTGCTTAATAAATGGAATATGTAAAAAGGTAAGCATTTATTGTTTACCTTTAATTGGTTTTGACCATTACCTCTTGTTATAAATAATAAGAGGTTTTTATAATATGGCAAATCAATATTCATGGCAAGACGCTTTAGCTAACAATTATAGTGCGGGTAATTATGGCAATATACCTGGTAGAATTATGCCATGGTCGCGTAATACTGTTGCCGATGGCTGGTGGCTTAATAGAGAAACAATTATACAGTTGTCTGGTAGAGACCAGTATTTATTGGATGCGATAAATAATGCTTGTGATAATGGCATTAAATTTAATACAAATACAACTACGGGTCAACAAGGCCAAACTGAAATATTTAAATCAGACTATGTTTTAGTTAACAATGCACCTGGTTATTATACCAATAGTGATGATTATAGCTTATATATAAGTGCACATGATGAAAATAATGAGCCATATATTGGTGAATATTATTTATGGCCTAAAGGCGCAGGTAAATTTAGTAATCTTGGTGTTGGTGAAGACGTACAAGTGCCAGTTTTAAAATGGTCTAATTATCATAACGTATTACGCATGGGTTATATGTCTGTGTCTGATGCGTTCGGTAATTATGTAAGTGCAGGTAATAATCAAAAATTGACGTTGGTTTCAGCTGACGGTTCATTAAGACTCTCCGATATGCAACCTGGTATAATATATTTGGTATAATTTATGTTAGTGAAAAAAGTAAGCGACAATAGCTCTGCAACGGTAGTTCCATTGACTACCGCCTATGCGATGTTTAAAGACAATGCGGCATTTAACGGTGAAGCAACAATGTCACTGCAGCCAATCGTATCGAAAAATAATATATTTTACCCTGGAAATAATGCGCTAGTTATAGGTGAACATCAAACATATAATACAGCGACAAAAGATTTTTCTGGTATAAATCAAGCAATAGGCAGTAATGCATATATTGGTTTTACTGCAGTAGGTGGATCATGGGGCAGAGATCCGGCATTGACTGCATATTTGACTGCAAACCACTGGATTGCCGGATTTAATAGGTTTAATTGGCTAGAGTATTCACACAATCCAGATAATGAAAGTGCTAACTATAATGGCACAGAATACGGAAGCGCAGTATGTTATATGGCACCGGACCGTTTCGAAGAGTCATATGATGTATGTATAACAAATGATACGTATATTTATATGGACTGGCCACTGAATTTGCCGCAAAAAAATCAGTTGTATGGCTGGCCACTTAGATGGGGCGAACCGGGTGCATTTACTCTCATATTCGATGGCGCTGGATGTTTTCCGGAAGACGATAAATATTATGTATCTGGCACTGCAATAAATACACGTATGCAACCAGGTGCTTTAGGCTATAGTGCATATTTTATTAGTCGGGTAACGCCTGATTTTATGACATATGACGAGTATCATACGACATTTACGCGTAGTTATCGTAATTGCAGAAGAACAGATACGCCGACACCAGATCCTTGGGGTGGAACTGGACCTGCATTAAAATTTGATACATATGAACAATTATATACATCTGGCGTAACTGCATTTTGTGAATTTTATGGTTGTTACACGGCCTCCGATATTACCGGCAATAATTTACGATTTTCTACAGATTCAACAGGTACGGCAGTTACTGGCGTTGTTTCAAACGGCAGTAATACAGTAAATGTTGAAGCGCTTGTAGAATATACGCATCAAGAAAATGAGGTATATGATTATAATGTAACAGATTATGTATGGAATAATGTCAGCAGTATAGTTATTAATGATGCCGGTGGCGGCGGCGGTTTTGATGCGTCAGTCACCGTTCATACACCATTCGCCAATAAAAAATTGACGAATATAGATAATACTATAATTACGCCGAGCGATGAAACCTGTAGAAGTTTTACGTTATCATCGAAATATAATATACCGAGCTATTATGGTGGCGCTATGTTATTTTCTGGAAATAATATAGGACAATATTTTAATAATAGCGATAAATTTTATTGCATAGGTTTAAAAGGCGTTTCTCTTATACCTGGCTACTCGCAAGAAGAATCTGTAATATATAGTAATTATTGCGGTAAATTTTATAAATTTGATGATAAGCATTTTAAAAAAGTAAATGATGACGTTTTTGAATTTCATGATGATCAGATAGGTAATATATATTCGTGCTACGAGAGAGAGGAAACATCTGGATCCTCTGTAAAAAGACTATCTCAAATTGGCCCGATGTTTTTGACATTTGATGGATATACGTATAAGAATGATGAGCACGGACAAAAAGTTAAGACATTTGAAATAAATGAGTCAAGTAGTTTTGAAATACCGACGGTCTTGAATACAATAAATTACATAAAATCATTTGACCCCGAAAAAGAAATAGATCCTAGATATATTATTGCAAAGCCAACAAGTGCGATAGTTTATGAAAGTACGTATGGATATGATAAAAATCATGGCAATACAGATATTTATTCATATTTAGTCACGTATCTGCCGACATATACATTTGCATCATCTCCGCTTAAATTCAATAAAAATGTTACCGAAATAACAAATTTAGGCGAATCATGTACTGCATTTAGTGCAATATATAGCATGGGCGGCGCGTTGTCTGAATTAACAGCAGTCAAGAGTGATTGGAGTCATTGTAATAATATTATTAACATGGCATCATTATTTGAAAGTGCGACAAAACTGGAAGAAATTCCAGATAGCTGGGAAGGATTGGATAGCTTAACAGCCGCACAAGCAACATTTAGACATTGTACGTCATTGAGCAGTATTCCACATACATTGAACGGATTAAGTAAACTTACAGACGCGGCAGGAATGTTTGAACATTGTACATCATTAACGGATATATTCGATTCATGGGAAGGTTTACAAAATGGCGCAACTATACCGTCAATGTTCCAACACTGTTATTCGTTGACCGGAATTCCAACGACATGGACCGGTATAAGTAATTATTATATGCCGTCGATATTTAAAGGCTGTTCATCTTTACAGACCATACCTGATTCATGGGAAGGATTAAATATTGGCGAAATTTCATATATGTTCGCAGATTGTGGTTTAACAGCAGTGCCAGATTCATGGAGTGGACTTAGTAATGTAACTAGAACAAATTCGACATTCTCCGGCTGTACGGCGTTATCATCTATACCGGTTGACTTGATTGAAAAATGTCCTGCGTTAACTGATATGGAAAATATGTTTAACGGTTGTACTGCGTTGACATCTGATATTACGCACATTATGGATGAAGGTAATGCGAGAATGCAAAATCTTGTATTTGGATCCGCATTTATGGGTTGCATAAATGTTCAAAACTATAATACATTAACAGCAGATGATAACTATAAGCGATGGTTCGGATTATAGATAAATTGATAAAATAAAAACCGGTTGCGAAACCGGTTTTCTTTTTAATTCGACATTAAGCCTCGTTTATAGTCTAGGTAATCTTTAATGGCGAAGCCTAAGTCTATGATACTTTTTCTTGTGTCCTGAACGAATTCTTTGATAGCTTTTTGAATATTCAATTCTTTTTTCAGCTTGATATATGCCGGAACACAATCGATTTGGCTTTCTATAGCCTTTGATGTGTCCCAGATTTCATTGATTGTAAGTCCGTATTTGGCTATAAGTTCCTTGTTCATCCTCGGGAACTTGAAGCATTTATATAATATACCATAAAGTTCAGCAAGGTCTACTTCCAAATCCGCACAAAGTTGAGTCTGTACAGCTAAAAGTTTGGTATATTTCTGTTCGTCGGCCGGTAAGGTATTTCGTCTGTTGATAATCGCTTCAATCGTATCAGGCATTTTCATTTCGCCGTCTGCGACTTCTTTTAAATGTTCATAATCTTTGAGTTTCATGCAATCCCTTTTTCTTCCTTGTATCTTTTAATGCAGTCGATAACGAGAGGCCTTAGGCTCTTGTAATACATATCGGTATCGGTGTCCTCGATTAGCCTGTAATCGTCTACTTCAAGCGGATGACGGCCTTCAAAGCTAAAATAAGTGGAACAACTCAATGCCGGTAAGAAAACATCGGTTTCGGCAACATAAAGGTGTAAATCCTTGTATTTGGTATACAGGAACAAGCCACAATCGAAAAGGTCTTCTGGCTGCAATATAATATTAGCTTCTTCTTTAAGTTCCCTAAGAGCTGTCTGTACATGAGTTTCGTCTCGTTCTACATGACCTTTCGGAATATCCCAGTTGCCTGGTTTATAAGAATGACACGAAGGATGGCACGCAAGGATTTTGCGAGTCTCTTTGTCAATAATAATAACGCCACAGCTTATTGCTTTCATAATAATTAAATATAGTAAATTTTTATAAAAAGGGAATACTCTTGTTAATTATTTTGATTATTATCTGCTTCGTATTCTTCGCGAGTCTTATAATATTTCCAAAATGTAATTTGATGCTTGCCCATGAATGTTGTCTGACAAATAAAGTCGTCTCCTAGTTTCTCAATAATAGACGTTTTATCGACTTTTTCGTCATACATATCCGTTTTTATATCCCAACGTGGAAAAGTCCTCCAGAACGTGTTTATGGACTCAGAAGGACTGTTCTGGACAGTCTGTTTGACCGGTTTGGAATCTTCGGTATGTTTCAGTTCTACTTCTACGATTTTCATATTGATTCCTGAAAAATAAGGCGGGTTTTTAGACCCGCGCTTATATTGTAAGTTACTATATATTATTCGACAGTGAATTTGACAGGTTTAGCCGCTTCAGCGACAGGGATAGTAATTGTCAAAAGACCGTTTGCAACCTTGGCCTTGAGATTATCGATGTCCTGTGTCGGCGGGACCTTAATCTCGCAGTGCTTCGTAACCTTGATTTTCTTCAAGAGTTCTTTGCGAGTCGGGTTTTTCTCGTCTGTTTCCTTGCTTTCCTCGTTCTGTTCGACAAGATCGAATACGAGGTAATTTACACCGTTAACAACTTTCTTGTCAAGCGATACGTCGTCCTTGGTCTTGCCCGGGATGGCGATTTCTACCGTGCCAGAACCGTCAGCTTCCTGATAAATGTTTACCGGGACGGAAATCGGTGTTTTTTCAATCGGGGTGAAGCCCTGTTGAAACCAGTACGGGTTGAGAAGAGAGTCAATGACGTTAAATAAGTCGTTCATAGTATTTTCCTTTGGAACCTTTCGTGTTCCATGTTATTGTCTCGTTGTTGAACCCGAATCCAAGTTCTGTAATCCGGGTTTTGACCGCCGAGACGGACGAATCAAACTTATAAAAAACTCTTTATTCGTTTTATTTATATCAACTGATTGTCAGAAAATGACGGTTATTCGTTGTCGAGAACAGTGATTCCGCCTTCGGCATTCGTGTAGATAATGACCGGCGAACCCTTATGTTCCTTGACGATTACGTTTGCGACACCTTCGACGCTGAGCAATTCCGTAATTACCGTATTGTACTTTGACGGCATACCGGCTTCCTCTGCAATCTTGAGAAGTGTCTTAATTAAGCTGTGAAGTTTCTTTTCATCCATTTTGTTTACCTCTATTTATTTGTTTAGGATCTTTTTTATCGAAATAATCGAAAATATCTATATTCGACAGTTTTCGCTTTGTTTTAAAATTTGTTTTGTGAAGCCACATAAAGCACCGCAATCTATTAAGCTGATGTCTTAATAATGCGATTTCTTCATCTTTAGTCATTTGGTATTTCCTTGTTGACTATTATTTCGGCAGTAGTTAGTATGCTTCTTCATCTTCGAGTTTGCCGTGTTTCGCGAAATATTTAATCTGCTTAAATGCCTCGTCTATAGTCTTAACATCTACGCCGCCATAAAGATCGTTATTAACATAACGGACGAGCGAAATGTTGGTTCCCTCGGTATTTGGCTGAATAACGACTTCTCTGCCTTCGTCATCATCATATTGACCCGGTAAACCTACAGCGGCTTGATCGTCCCTACCATAAAGTCTTTCGCTAATCCATAATTTTTTTGTAATCTTTTTCTTGTCTCTTGCGGTTTTGACCTTTTCAAGAATTTTATTGATTATTTGTCTTTCTGTACTGATGACATTTTCGTTTTTCATTGTATAAGTCCTTTTTCTTTTAAATCGAGGTCACTTACTTCGTATTTTTGTCCGCTTACGCCACGTACATAACTATAACCAGACGGATAACGAATTACAGTATCGTTGTCATTTCCACGACTTGTACAGTATTTAGTTATAATCGATTCTATGTTATGTATAAAGATTATTTCGCCGTCTTTGCTTTTTACACTATCAAGCATAATTATTTTGCCTCCACACATGTATACACGGCGGCGGATTTCACATACTGTGGATCGCCTGGCCATGTCGGTGTATTTTTAAGATATTTGTTAACGTGATCTTGACCTGCTGCCCTACATGCCTCTCTTGTCGGAATGTTTGGAACAATGACAGTATGCGTCGATACGCCACTATGAGTGCTCATTGCGATTGTAATTGAAAGAATTAATGTCCACATTTTAAATTTCACCTTTTTCTAACATTTCATTGTGCCATTCGCATAATGCGTCTAGCTCTGGATTATTTGACGAATTTGCTAAAGCAATCGCCATATTTTCTAGTTTTGTTTCATAATCGGGGTCGTCACGTGAAATGAGCGTGCGACACTTTTCCTTGTAAAAATCAATTTTTATATTGCCCATACTAGCCTTCTCGTTTGACGACATCTTCGAATGATTTTACCGGTTCAATCTTATTTTTATCGTCTCCAAATAACGAATTCGCACATACAGGACAGAATTTCCATTCAAATCTATGATGATGCGTAGAACCGTGCCCATTACGAGCATGGTTATCGTCAATAACGAACGATACATCTTTTAGATTATGGATTGGCGTATATGTAGTATATTGTGAGTCTTGACGAACTACAACATGAAATTCATATCCGTCATGCAATTGTTTGAAAATCTTATCACAAAAATCGCACATTTTATTCTTCCTCCAATGATTTAAAATAATTGGCATAACGATATACAAGGTCTATCATACTTGCAAAACCGTTTGCTCTGGTCGATGTTAAACTGTTAGTTAAACCAATGTCTTTAAAAAACTCAGGGTTCATTTTCATAATCTCAGATGGTTTTTTATCAGAATAAACATTCCTGATAACTATTGCCAATCCAAGGCTAATACTTGGAATTTGCCTATATGCTAAATCTACGTCAAAATAGAGTCTATTATTCTCAAACTTAGGAATAAAATACATAGATGTAGAACAACCGGGCACCAAAAACTGATCTTTCTTTAATTCTGGATCTATTGGTAAAGACTGCCTAGATAAATCTAATAAGTATTTCCACTTGTCATCATTGGACTTAAATTGGCTAAATATGTTATATAATTCTTCCATATTCAACGGTTACTACGATTCGCCACGTTTACGACGACTTTCTATATCCATTGGTTCATTTCTTATTGTTTTGATAATGAGCATGAGTTGATGTAAATCATCGTCGAGTCCGTCACAATCTTTGGTATAATATGTTAAATTTTCATCAAAGGAAAGTCCGCCATAGAGCATTCTTAATCCTGTATAAATTTTTACTTTTCCGCAAATTCCGTCAAACAATGCAACAGTTGCAATACCGCTAACAAATGCAGGATGCTTAATATATGCGATACAATTATACTTGCCGAATAAACCGTCAAGCGGTTCGACAGACTTTACTTCGAATCCATGACTTTTAAATTTTTCAGTAACTTCTTTAGCATATAATGCTTGTTCATCTTCGGGATAATCAGTAAAATGCTTAATTTCGTCCATTTTAGTTCTTTTATACAGTTATAATATTGTATCTTATATTACTTTACATTCATGGCCGTATGATCTATAAATTTCAAATAATTTTTCTATCATTTCTTCAGTATGTTCAGTAATGGTTAATTCACCATTATCTCTATCATATTCAACTTTATGCGGATTTCCCCATCGACATTTATAATTAGGAATAAAATCTGCATGCATTACAGCCATAGTGTCATCCGTCATACATGGTAATACATTGGCATTTCTCCAATATACCACATATTTCTTTCCGGTATCGGATGCGATAAAATTTAAAATCATTATGCCTCGTATTCTACTTTTTCAATATCATCATCTAATTCATCATCTAATACATCTGGAACACGTTTAATATGATAATAATCATCTAATTCACCATTTTCTAGCATTCTATCATGTTCTTCACACAATGAAATAAGATTAGGATCATGTTCTGCTTGTAGACATCCGATTGCCATTTCTCTTAATTTTTGTGCATAATTTGGTGTATCATACGGAATTAAATCGCGTATCATTTCCATTGCAAAGTCGATTTCTTCTTCTGTAAATTCTGCTTCAACCATTATTCTGCCTTTGGTTCATCATAGACACAAGTATTATTTGTAGCATCTGAATAAAGTCGGTTTACTGCATCACAATAATACTTATTTTCTGCCTTTGTCCAATCATTACAACGTGGATATGCATCAATAGCTATAACTTTATCACCATCAATTTCACCAATAACAGTAGAACAACCATAACCATGAGAAAAATAAGGTCCTAATGACCTAGCATGGTCAAGGTTTCTAGCTTCTACAATTTTAGGTGTGTCCATTGCAGGAATTCCTTCCATTCCCATATCAAGAAACATCCAACAAGTTAAATATTTTTTCATTAATCTACCTTTATTTCAACAGACTTTTCAATGTATTCTACATTTGCTTTTTTATAAGCACGGTACTTTTTCCAGTAATCCTTTGTATCTTCAAACAATATATAGTACCAACCACGTTTGTCCAGTTCAATACGCAATGCATTCATTTCTTTCTGGACCTTTTCACCAGCCCAACCCCAACCACGTTCACGATATTTGTCTTCAATGGCATAGACTTTATCCCATAGTTCCTTGTCTTTACCAGTCAAGTCTTTAATATAGAACTCTTCTTCATAGTCGGTATCGTGGAAGGTGTAATTTGCTACAGCACAGATGTGATGATCACTCATTTCTCGACCATTGTGCTTATGAACATATTCAAACTCGTACCAATAATTTTTTGGTAACGATGCATCAAAATCCTTCCTAATCGGTTTTTCGTCCATATAATGCTGTGCCGATTTGATAGAAGAATAACCCATGCCAGCTTTGTCTAAGCTAACACCTTTATACATTGGAAAAATACGTTTCATTAGAATGCCGCCTTGAAGTTATAAACCGGCTTAATAATCTTTTCGATAGTGCAAGTAGGTTCGATATTCGTAATAATTTCCTGCATCGGCTTATATGCCATAGGAGATTCATCGATGGTAGCAGAAGAAACGCAAGAAGTGAAAATTCCCTTCATTGCTTCCTTATAATCTTTCATAGAAATAGAATTCTTAGCATCGGCTCTTGTCATCAATCTACCAGCACCATGAGGAGCACTAAAATTCCAATCCGGATTTCCCTTACCGACGCAAATCAAAGAACCATCTCTCATATTCATAGGAATAATTACACGTTCTCCAGCTTGTGCAGAAATACTACCCTTTCTAAGAATCATATTCTTGAGGTCAATATAATTGTGGATAGTTTCGAATTTTTCCACGACCTTGAAACCCATTTCCTTAACGATTACATCAAGCATTGCAGCACGATTCATAACTGCGAACTGTTGGACAATTGCCATATCGTGCAAATAACCTTGCATGTGTTCACCAGTAAGATAGGAAAGATTTTTCGGAACAGAAAAATGGTCATAATCTTTCATGAGTTCCTTAATTTCAGCATCAGTCTTTCCTTGGTTCTTATACTTTGCAATTTCAGCACCACGAATGGCTGTCAAATTAGCACAGTCCTTAATAGCAAGATTTTGCCAGTATTCACAGGTTGCAACACCTAAATGACGAGAACCGGAATGAATAACGATATAAAATGCACCTTCATCATCCTTATCGACCTCGATGAAGTGGTTACCTCCGCCAAGTGATGCAATACTCAGAAGTTCTTCTCTTTTGACGTCCGCAATAAGTTCTTCAAACTGTTCATCAAATTCATTAGCATAACGGTGACGGTTACTTCTATGTTCTTTACCAGACGGAATCTTTTCCTTAATGACCTTATCCAGTTTACCGAATTCGATAAACTTATCTTTAAGCTTTGCAACCAGCATTCCACAGCCAATATCGACACCGACAAGGTTAGGAACAACCTTGTCTTTGATAGTCATAGTAGTACCAACGATGCAATCTTTCCCAGCGTGACAATCTGGCATAATGGCAACATTTACATCACGTGCCCAACATTGACACATCATATTCAAAATCTGTGAATATGCAACATTGTCAATATTGTCCGTATAGACACGAGCTGTATTATATTTTCCTTGAATTTCTAACATTATCTACCTACGTTTACATCACCAGAACCAGTTCTGATATTTCCATCAACAGAGCCACTAACATCGATATCGCCAGAACCAGTCTGAATATCACCAGAAACATCGCCATCAACTTCGACATCACCAGAGCCAACAGAAATTTTGCGAACATTGCC